CTGTCCTTGTACTGTAGCTTCTACAGGAACTTGAGACATCTGCTGTTCAACAGCTTCAGCCATAGTTCTAGTTCTTTCGTCTGCTGTTGCTTGTGCCGCTTGCATTGTAGCTTCTGCAGTTTTTTCATATTGTATTTGATTAGCGGCTTGGTTTGCTGTTTGTGGGTCTAGTTCAGGAACAGTATCGCCTACATCCATTGATCTTTTAGCAGCTTGTATTTTATCACCATAAGTGCCTACAAAATCATCTACAGAAGGTGTACCTCTTCTAGATACTTCTGCTACGTCATTAGTGCTAGGAGCATCTGCCTTTTTAACTTCTATAGATTCTGCTTGTGGTGCAGTTCCTATAACAGATTCTGTACCTAATGTACCTGATTGACCAGTAACTTCTCTAAGTAAAGTATCTTTAGTTTGTGCTGTTAGTGCTTGGTTTGTTATATTTGTAAGTGTTTCTGTATTACTTCCTTGTTTAGAAAGTGGAGCTATAGTATAACCAGCAGCATTTAAAGCAGCTATCTGTTCATCACTTACTACTTGTGTTCCTACTAAAGGAGCAGCACCTAACTGAACACCTGCAGTAGTTTCAAATTCACTAGGTTGTGGTTGTATGTCCATAGCAGGGGCAACATTAGCACCAGGAGGTAATGCAGGATTTGTTCCTGTTAAACCTGCCATCTGATCAAACTGAGCTTGTACATCTCCATAGTTAGTTGGTCCACCAGTTCCACCAGTTCCACCAGTTCCAGCTCCGCCACCACCTCCACCAGTAGGTATGGTTATAGGTGTTCCAACTTTTTCTGTAGAACCATCACTGTAAACTATAGTAATAGTTCCATCCCCATGAGCTATAGTGTTTGCAACTGTCTTTAGTGGTGTTCCGAGTATTTCTGTAGAACCATCACTGTAAATGATTGTAAAAGTACCATCCCCATTATTTATTCTGTTTATTACTGCTGCGTCTTTCTTAACTGTATCATCATCTTCTTTTTTCTTAGTTGTGTCATCATCATCATCTTTTTTTTGATTTTTAAATTGTTGTAATACAGGATTTTTTTTCTTAGTTGTGTCATCATCAAGATTTTTTACAATTTCTTCAACTTTACTAGCAGTATCAGTTCCCTCAGCTCCTGCAGTTTTTAAAGCTTGTGTTAAAAGTGGATTATTAGCCGATACGGCACTACTAAAATCATCTCCAGCACCCTCAGAAGTAAATACATTAGTTCCAGTACCTACATCTTTCATTAAAGCATTTTTAGCCATAGCTCCAAAAGGATCACTTACAGCAGCGTCTGCAGCGTCTATTTCAGCTCTAGTCATAGTAGTATTGTTTTGATTATTGGTAGTATTAAGTGTATAAGGATTTAAAGTAGGCATAGGCATAATTTTGTTTGTCTTAGGATCAACGTAAGTTGTAGGTAAATTAATATTTCCTAAATCTACAAGACCTCCTGGAAACATGTTTTGCCTAGCCTCTAAAGCCTGTAATCGTTGTTCTATATCTGTCTGTTTTGCCATTTTTTATCCTATGACTAATTTTAATAATAACCCTATACTACTTGCAGATGCCACTATGATAATTGTCTCTATCCTAGTTAATCGTTTTTCTATCAGAAGGTATCTGTCCGCACATGCGTCTACGTGTGATTCAATTTTCTGGTTTACAGAAGCTACTGTTGGTTTTGGCATCTTACTTGCCTATAATAGGCTCAGACGCACTATAAGAAGCTGCTGTTGTTGAATTAGCACCTCTAGTACATCCAGTAAGAGTTTTAGCACTTGTGTCTAACCCTGTGTAAGTGATTTCTTCATCTCTAATAGTTACTGTACCAGATGAATTAAACGAATTAGTGTTTGTTACAGGAATAGTAGTTACAGAACTATTTATATCTGCACTTAATATACCCATACCTTTAAAATCTGAATTAGAAGACCATGATGATCCATCATGTTTATACTTCCAACCCCACCAATCTGTTTTAGTGTCTACACCTGTATGTAATGTTGCGTTGCTTGAATTGCAATCTGCAATAATTAATTCAGGTGTACCACCATCACTTATTGTTGTTTGGTCAGAACCAATATCTACAGTCTTACTATCTGCTAGATAATATAGACTAACATTGGTATCTTTTCTTACTATTGTTTGCATTTTATTCTCCTATGAATTTGAAATTAATAGTTTTGTAGCAGATAATGCCCTACCTGCTACGACAGATGGACTAGCAGCAGTAGTGCCAAGAGTTCCATCTAGTTGTATATACATAAGCTGACCTGCGGTAAGCCCACTTTGTTGAGCATCAATTTGTCCAAATGTTGCTACTTCAACTTGCTCATTATCTGCAACTGTTTTTGTTGCAATTCCTATGTAATTTTCTGTTGTTACTGTAGTAGATATTGATTGAGCATAACCAAAGACAGCAGTATAAAATTTATCACTGTCGGTAGCATTATGATATAAAATAGGCACAGAGGATTCATCATTTGAATTAGATTTTTTAGGAGCTTGATATCTACTATTAGTACTTAATACATCATTTGTACCTGATATATCGTACTCAACTCTTGTACCTGTTACTACTGCTCCTGATGAATTTATTGTTGTAGGTAATAAGATAGGGAAATGGTCTGAGCCATTAGCAGATCTACCAAACCATAAAGCAGTAGCAGCAGTTTGATCATAACATAAAGACCAGGAGTAATGACTAGCATCATTAGTATCTGTATCTACAGGAAAATACACAAGACTTCCTGTGCTAACTGTACCATCGGATGCTATTGTAACAGGAGCAAAAACTTGCCCTACATTAGTTCCTGATGAATTATCTGCAAAAGTAACCATAAATTTATTAATATCATCTCCGTCAGGATTAGTAGGAACAAATACCGTATCAGAAGTTCCTCCTATTATCTGTAAACTTGCATTTGATATAGCAGCATTAGCACCTATAGTAATTGCAGTACCACTATTAGTTATAGATGCTCCTACTAAGTCACCTCCTGTCTGAACCTCAAAACACAGTAAGGCTTTGTTTACATTAGTATCGTAATCTATGCTCATAAATGGACCCCACTCATGGTCTGTTCTATTTGCTGATGTGGTGCTATATGCACTTGAAGGGGTTGTTCCACTAATATCCATCGAATGTACAGTAATGTCATACGCACTTGTGCCACTGTTATAATCCATCACAGCTAAAATATGATCTGATTGATCAGGATCAAATACAGCAACTGCATTAAGCATTTTATCTCTAACATCAACAGCAGAAGATACTGTAGGCGTAGTACCACTAACGGTAAATTTAGCAGCTCTTAATTTTGCAAAACTTGTACCTGTAACAGACCATGTAAACAATCCTCTGTTGTTACCACTATCCCATGTTATGGTTTGAGCAAAAGGATAACTATAAATACTTTCACTTGCTACGACAACTTCTGCACCCCAAGAAATAGCTTTAGTTCCTCCTGTTATTGTACCAACTTTACAACGAGGATAATTACTTGTTCCTTGATACATAGCTATTACTGAATTTTCTCCTATGTTTTCTATTTTATGTGGACCATAAGTTACACTGCTTTCGTCTGCAGTTTCTACAGGAGTACCAAATCCTTGAGTAACATCTGCTCCAGATTCTGCAATATTTTTAAAGTCACCATCTGCTTCTACAATTACTGCTGTACCTTTAGTTACTGCACCTTCTGCAGTACCGTATAAATACCCTTCGTTTTCTAGTAATTGTATTTCAGTTGCTGATATAGCTCTACCAAGATATTGTTCTCCTGTAGTATTGCCTACTAATCCAATAGCACCTGCACCATTTGTAAAGTAGTGATTGCCAATAGTAAGAGAAGAGTGCCCTTCAGATATTCCACCAGGTATAATTATTTTACCTGTAGCAGTATCAGATATTGCTTCAGCAGCTATACCTAAATAGTTTCCATTGTCTAATGTTGAAACTGTTGTAGCTACAAATCGTGTTGTAGCATAAGATACTTTACTAGAATTTCCTGAATCCCATAAAGCTACTAAAACACCTTTACCTGCTCCAAAACTTGCAGCACCGCTATTTAGTCTATTATCACTACTTGATATTACTGCACCGTCAGCTACACTAAATGATGAAGCTCCTGACGTTATAATTTTATAAGTTAAAGCATTTGAGTTATCATCATCTCGGTAGAAGAACATAACTCTATCTTTATCATCATCATATATTACATCAAAATAATCTCCTCCTGAACTGTAATCCCATATATCTGCAGGAGTTGTAAAAGAAATAGCATTAGTTCCTGATGTAACTGTTCCTATAGCTCCTCTTACTTTACCATCTCCATTATTATCATATGCAAGAAATACTTTATTATTTGTAGTATCATATGTTAAAGCTGCAATTTGAGAACCATCCCCTGAATCTATTACTACATCTGAGCCTATTGTTACAGTAGGTGCTGCAGCAGTTCCTCCTAATTGAACAACATTAGATGTCATGTAATCAGAATTTGTATTATCCATATAAGCTACTACAGCTCTATTTGTATCAGGATCATAAACCATATCTGATCTAATACTTATTATATTACCAGTATTTAATATTGTTTTTGCCCCTACAGCAGTATAAGTACCATTACCTGTGTTATGTGAAACTGCTCTAATATAAACACTTGGATTAAAATAAAACATAATAACAACATAATCATTTGCTGTGTCATAAACAGCATGATAATTGCCTGGTTGATAACCATCAGCCGCTTTTACAACTGATGTTCTTAAATCATCATCAGAACCATGAGTATAATTTACTACTACAAGACCATTATCAGAATCATATGCAGTACCCATAAATGTATTTCCAGGCTCAGTTGAATCTACAACAAAAGTAGAATTAGATGGAGTAGTTCCACTAATGGTTACTGTTTCCATTCTTAAATCATCATTTGAGGTATTGTAAGACATTATATAACATTTTCCTTGTGAAGGGTCATAACCTACTTCAATGTTGTCTATACTATTTGCTTCATATTTAACATCACTTCCGTATGTCATATCAGTACCTGACATTGTACCAACAATCATATAACCATGACTACTTTCATCTTGGTTATTATATGCTATAACAAATTTATTTGCAGTTTCATCATATGCCATACTTGTTAATATAGGTCTTTGCGGCTCCCATTCGTCTTGACTTCCAAAACTTATACTTGTTCCTGATATAGTTGCAACATTTGATTGACCAGTTATTTGCCCACTTGAAGGAACGTCTGCATATGCAACTAGTATTTTGTTAGTGTCTGGACTATAAGCTGCGGCAATTTGTTGAGTGTCTACACCATGAAATTCTGTAGCAGTTCCAAATGCAATACTATTATCTGTTCCACCAGTTACCGTTCCAACAATACCATACCCATGACCACTATCTCCACCCAAATTTCTGTAAAAAATAGCTTGTTTATTAGCATTAGGGTCTTCAACTATAACTGGAAATTGTGTTGATGCAGCATTAAATGTTGCTGCAGTACCAAAAGAAATAGCATTAGTTCCTGATGTTACTGAACCTACAATAGCTTTACCATTATTGCTATCCCCACCATCTCTATAGGCAATAACTACTCTACTTGTATTAGTGTCTGCAGATATTGTAGCACCTTTTCCGTTATCACTTATGTCGCCAGATTCAAATACTACAGGAGTACCATATGTAGTTGCTCCTGTTCCTGTATTAGAAATATAATGCACGACTGCTGTTCCATAATTACTATTACCTGAATCTGCGTATATAGTAACAAACCTATCAGATGTAGTGTCATAAACAGTATCTATTGTTTTACCACTTGCTACACCATGAGTAGTTGATAATTCTGTTGTACCTAAAGTTGATTGAGGTGATCCCCAAACTGTTTCTGCTGCAAATGTAGGTGTAGTTCCTGAAATACTTGCACTTCTTATACCCCCATTACCTGAACTGTCTCTATAGGTAACATGTATTCTGTTACCACCTGCAGTAATATGAGGTGTGTCATCTATTGCACTTGATTCAAACACAACAGGAGTCCCCCAAGTCATAGTGCCATCTGACCATGTACCACATACACAAGTTCCATAACTACTACCTGCAGTGTCTTTATATACCATAGCATATGCACCTGAATTAGACTCGTATGCACTAGATACCTGTGCATTAGTAGTATCTGAATTATCCATTGTAGAAAATACTGCAGTTGGACTTGATGCATAAGAGAGACTTTCAGCAACTTGTTGTGCCTTACCTGCATCCGTAAGCACAACTGGTTTTCTAATAGCTATAGCACCATCTGCTACTTTGTTTACAGTGCCACCGCCTCCTGCATCAGCCCAAGATAAAGTATTAGAACCATCCGTTTTTAAAACCTGTCCGTCTGAACCATCTGCATTAGGTAATACCCATACTTCATTAGAAGCTATAGCATCAGGGGCTTTAAAGCCTACATAGTTTGCACCATTAGCTGCTAATTCTTGGAATCTTAATTCTGTACCATTTCCTGCACTAGAGCCATGTGGAGCAAAACTAACACCATTTGCTGCTACAACTGCTGTAGTATCGTTTCCATCTTCGTCATATTCAATGCTAAAATTTTGATCTGAGCCAAGATAAATTTTCTTATCGTCTGCAATATATAAATCACCCCACTCGAGAGATGTACTGCCTAAATCTGCACCACCTGAAGCATCAGGAACTAAAGCAGTAGAAGCAGTAATTGTAGTACCTTCTATAGTACCTGCTACAGTTAATCCGCCAGAAGCTAGAGTCATTAAATCTGTGTCGTCTGTGTGACCTATGGTAGTTCCGTTAATAATAACATTATCTACAGTTAGTGTGCTTAATGTTCCTAGAGATGTAATATTAGTTTGTGCAGCAGTAGACAGTGTTCCTGCTAAAGTTCCACCAGTCACTGTGCCTGTAGTAGTAATAGCAGAAGAACCTACATCTATAGCACCAAACCCTGAAGTTATAGAACCACCATCTAATGCTCCTACTGAAGTAATATTTGTCTGAGCAGCAGTTGTTAATGTACCTGCAATATCACCAAAAGCTACATTACCTGCTGTACCACTAAATACTTCTGAAGAGTTTGTAGCATCTGGTATGAATGTAAATGCGCCTGCAGAATCATCATAACCAAAGAAACCTACTTTAGCGGCTGACCCATTATGCCATCTAAATTCAATACCCCTGTCCTTGTTGTCATCAGAACCTGGAGCAGAATCACCACCTAACGTAAAGATAGGATCATCTACAGTTACTGTAGTTGAATTTACTGTTGTTGTAGTTCCATTTACTGTAAGATCACCAGTAACAGCCACATTACCTGCAGCAGTTACATTAGCACCACTAAATGTTAGTGCAGTAGTAGTACCTGATTTAATAATTAAATTACCTGAAGTATTAGTAGCACTACCGAATGTAGTACCATCATCTTTAAAGAATATATCTCCACCATCTGCGTCTAATATAATATCTGTTGTAGCATCTAAAGTTAAATCACCACCAGAATCTATTTCTGCTATT